TTATAGTGAGTGAGACAGAGAGAGACAGAAACATGATGAACTTTGTGAAGTACGACACCAACGCCATCGATATCAAGACTGCTTGGATGGCTACCAATGCCGAAAGTGAAGTTGATATCATTGAAAACATTAATGATAAATACGAACTTTGGATTGGCAAAAATTTCGTAGAGATGTACGAAACCTTCGATATCGCCAAGCGGAATGCTGAGGCGAAGGTTAGTTTCACTGTCAAGCTGGAGGGTTGATATGGCGTTTGCTCCTTATACCAACGACCGTCGCACGATTGGAATTGACTCCAAAGTTCTGGGTCAGTTCCGAGAAAAGGAGTTTGATCATTTGTTTGAGTTTGCTGAGAATGATGGTTGGTTTGCTGATGAATATCCCCACAAGATTTTCGTTGGTAACGACGAAACTCGTATTGGTCTTGTTAAGAAGACTGTAGCGTATGTGGTCGTAGATGAAGGCGACGATGGATCGCCGGTCGTTCAAAAGTGGTCTATCAAAAATTTTCGGGGATATGAATAATTTTGCTTGACAAAAAATAAAATTCCTGGTATTATATAAACATGATGAACGAAGGAGAGAGATGATGTTGAATGCTCTGAAGATGTTGGTCGAGTTTATTGCTTTCTCTTTTTTGATGGCAGTTATTCTAATGTACATGGTAGCGTTCTCTTGATGAGTTTATCCTGGATAGCTAACGAAACAGAGCCTCCTTCGGGAGGCTTTTTTTGTATTGACTTTCTTGGATAAATCGTATATAATCAAGCTTACATATTCAAAGAAGAAGTGAAGAATGGGTTCGAAAATTATAGGTCTTTGTGGATTGATTGGAAGCGGAAAAGGTACCGTCGCGAATGACTTGTGGCAGAACCATGGGTTTCAGTCACGAAGTTTTGCTGCCGCATTGAAAGACGGCGTAGCAGGCATCTTTGGATATGATCGAAATATGCTTGAAGGAGACACTCCCGAATCTCGGAAAATGCGGGAAAAGCGTGATCCATTCTGGAGTGACGTTATGGGGCGTGAGATTACTCCTCGACACATTCTCCAGATCATGGGTACGGAGATTATGCGTCAGAACTTTCACGATGATATTTGGGTGAAGATTGTGGAGAAAGATTTTGTTATGCAACCCAATCAAAAGTTTGTGGTCTCCGATGTTCGCTTTCCTAACGAAATTAACATGATTCGAAAGCACGGTGGAGAAATTTGGTGGGTGAAACGAGGTAACTTCCCAGATTGGGTAGGACCATGGCGTGAAATGGGCATAGAACCTGAAGATATTCATCAATCTGAATATATGTGGATGCTAAATGAACCAGATCATATTATCGAGAATGATGGTGATTTGGACGAACTTTACAGTAAAGTTGAGGAGGTTTTGAAATGAAACTACATATTCCTGTCAAAGACGAAATTGATGAAAAAATTCTCAAAGCCGTTGGAAAAAAGAGCCGAGTGGGACAATTTTGCCATTTGGTGTTGTAGTTTACTCTAACACCACTTCGGAAGCTGAAAAGATTGTTCGATATATGTTCAAGAGTTCCGGAGCAATGGAGATAAAAAATGAAGCCAGCGATGGTGTTGAACGCTGACTATCAGCCTATGGAATTTCCGATTACCATAACATCGGGTCCTCAAGTTATTAATCGTATCGTTGCAGGTTCCTATCGCCCTGTTCATTTTCACGATAGCCCAATTCTAACAAAGAATGAAGAAAACCTCTATCTAACGCTAGGTTTCACACACTGGCCAAGTGTGGTGGTCCATCAGGAATATATTCGTAGAAAGCGTTCAGAAAAAGAATCATTCTCTCCTGAGAAGCTTTATATTCGGGACCTTGGAAAATGTCGATATTGTGGAGTGAAGCTTCAGCGGTCGGAAACCACTTGGGATCATTATATTCCTACAAGTCTAGGTGGTGACAACAGTTGGACGAATGCGGTCCTTTCATGTTATCGCTGTAATACGGCAAAAGACAATAAGATGCCCGTAGGTGAGTGGAAACTAGAAAAGGCACCCCATGAACCTTCCTATGATGAATTGAAATCTAAAGCTAGATATTTTCCTATAATCGTGTATGATGAAGTCTGGCTTGAATATCTACCTGCATGGAAAGGTCCTGTAAAGGTTATCAAATGACTAATCGTGATATAAAGATTTTGAATGACCTTTATACACTTGCGAGAGACCTTGAACCTGTAGCGAGTAGCCGTATCGCTGCGGTTCTCGTTTATAAGAACCGTATAATTTCTTATGGCTTCAATCGGGACAAAACCCATACCTTTCAAGCACGTTTCGCAAAAAATGAAGCTGCTATTTATTGGCACGCCGAAACCAATGTTATTTACAATGCTCTGAAAATAACGGATGAAACGAATCTCCAAAAAATGACACTCTATGTCGCCAGAGCAAAATACGCTGAACCTAACTCAAATGAATGGCGATGGGGAAACTCTAAGCCATGTGAAGGTTGTATGGCTTGTATCATCAAATATGGTATCAAAAAAATTGTATACACTAATGACGATATTGGTCATTATGGTGTTTATGAACCGAGAAGGAACTAATGTACACACCTGATAATTGGGTAATTATAAAATTCAAAGGAGATGATCCGCACTATCGCGTCCTTGCAGGATGGAGTGGAGGATATACTACAGGCGATAGTTGGAGGATGAATTCAGGTATCACTAAAGTAGAAGAAACTGAAGATAGCTATCTTTTTTATGGAAGTACTGGAAGTTGCTATAAATGTGGAAAAAACTCTTATACTCTTCGTATGAATAATGCTCATGTTTGGCAACAACTTCAAGAAATACATGGAGATGAAGTCGAAATAATGGAGAATCTCCAGTTCCCGACCAAGGATGAGGGATTCAACGAGATCGTCAATGTGGCTTGATCTCACATGGAAGTTTGGAGAACCTAAAGACGACCAGTTCAAGAACTACGGATCGAAAGATATCGTGTTCTGGCCTGGTCGTTCCTTTGAGTTCCAGGCCTACCGCAACATACAGCCCACGATTGGCGTTGAGATCAGCACACATCGTCCTCATAATCACAAAGGACTTGAGATCCATCTATATTGGGTCGTGCTGGCTTTCGTCTTCTATACCCACCGAGAGTAAGTTATCGGAAAGAAATCGATTGGAGTATCAAATGAAAAAAATTATTCAAAATGAAGTGAAATGTACTAAGTGCGGTGATATTATTTTTTCAACACACGTACATGATTTTGTAAGATGTACATGTGGTGCCATTGCGGTTGATGGTGGTATGGCGTATCTTAGACGTGTAGGCGATATGTCCGTCTGTGAAGATCGGTCAATGTCGATGGATATTGATGCTTTAGAGGCGTGTAAAGAAGCTGTAAGGTGGGGGCAGGAAACGGGAAGAAACGATCTTGGAATCGCCTTGGCTGTTATTCGTGCCCTTCGAAATCACGACCTTCTTGATATGGAAAAATTTCGATAAATCGCTTGACAAAAAAAATCAGGCGTAGTAGGATATCTATGGTGAGTGAGACAGAGAGCGTTTCACGGGAAGAAACGATCTTGGAATCGCCTTGGCTGTTATTCGTGCCCTTCGAAATCACGACCTTCTTGATATGGAAAAATTTCGATAAATCGCTTGACAAAAAAAATCAGGCGTAGTAGAATATCTATGGTGAGTGAGACAGAGAGCGTTTCAAATGCGGTTCTACCTTGAAGATATCACCGAAGAGCAATTCGTCACGGAAGCGATTGAAAGTCTTCTGTATGACACAACCAAAATTGTTCTCGATAATCTTCTGGGCAAAAAAGCCGAGAAAGTCGATTTGACAATCATTATCGATGATGATTGTTACGATGAAGGTTGCGACGGCTATTGTGTCGAAACTGACAAAAATACTTTTGACGTTTTTCTAGGCTCGCATCTATGGCAGTGGGATGAAGATAAAAAAATTCGTGAAATTGTCACTACACTAGCCCATGAATTGGTCCATGTCGCTCAATTTGTAAAAGGGCTTCTCAAAAATAAGTCGGCTGAAATCACGGTCTACGAAAAAAAGACCTTCATTCTTTCGGAGACCGACTACAAAGATCGCCCCTGGGAGAAAGAAGCCTTTGCCCTTCAGACCCTTCTGGCTAATATCGTTATAAGTGAAATGGGAGAATAAAATGTCTTCTGTATTTTTCCTAGCATTCTCTATTCTGCCTGCTATTGTAAGCATAACATGTCTGTATATCAAATGGAAAGAACTTCGAAGATGTTTTAAAGGTAAGACATTCATTCTAGTATATGTGGTAGGCGCTATGTCGTTTTTTCCTATACTAAATCTTTTTATTGCGTTTCTTCTCGCATTTCATGTCTGGCTCACGAAAGGAAAATAAAGCGTATCTAGAAGAAAAGACTTGACTTTGAAGTTTTAGTGTGTTATAAATATACTGTTACCGTCTGAGAGGACGCGGAATAAGCGGTCAAGACTGGGGGGCAGTATCCCACCTCTCCACCAAAAGCATATCCTAGGGTGACAAGTAACGGAATAGGTTTTTTCTGTGAGGGTCGGAATTCCTGAGTGTGTAACATACATAAAGACTTACTAGTGGTCGCGACCACTAGTAGTGGTCGGGTATGCTTTTGATGGGGAGGAAATTAGGATCGATTGACGTGGTAAAGGCAGAGTCGAGGTAACCGGTGAGATACGCCGTATCGTTCAAAAACTATAAATGCAAACTTTAACGTTGCAAATGACAATCGTTTTGAGGAAGTCCGCCTAGCGGCCTAATCATGACCTAGTCACAGGGTTGGGAACTTACCTTGTTATCCAAAAGTTCCACTTTAATTCTAAAATGCGCTTTCGAAATGAAAATGGAGACACTCTATGTAATGAATGTCATATCATCGTAAAATTCAACGAAGGAGCAAATGATTATGCGAACTTCTATCATTTCTGTTCTGATGATTGTCTCATCCTCTACGGTGTTTTGCTCTCCGAGCGGCGCCTCTCAGATGCCGGAAGACGCTTTCTGTCTAGCACTTAACATCTACCACGAAGCTAGAAGTAAATCCTTAGCAGGGCAAGTCGCTGTTGCGAACGTAACTCTAAATCGAGTTAAATCAGAAAAATTCCCAGATAATATCTGCGATGTGGTGTTCCAGAAAGATCAATTCTCATGGTACTGGGACGGCAAATCCGACACCCCGCGCGAAAAAGATGCTTGGGAAACGGCTAAACTCATTGCTGAAACTATGATGGACTCAGAAAATACTATCGCAGATAATACCGATGGTGCACTATATTATCATGCAGATTATGTCTCGCCATACTGGAGTAAAATCTTCACTCGCATAACAAAGATTGGTCCACACATTTTTTATGTTGACAACGAATAATAATCGTGATACTCTATCTTTAGCCAGTGAGAAAGAGGTGGTTTTGTGATGCTTTCGGAAGTTCGTGAATTCGCTGAAATGACTATCGCTAAATATAATCTCGATGGTTGGACTTTCGTTTGGTCCAATCGTGAAACGAAATATCTTGGACTTTGCAATTATCGTAAAAAGCAAATCGTTCTCAATAAGCCTTGGGTGAAGCGTGAAGGTGGGCTTGCGAGTTCGGAAGTGAAGGATACGATACTTCATGAAATCGCACACGCAATGACTCCTGGTGCCGGGCACGGGAAAGATTGGAAGGCGGTTTGTCGGATCATTGGTGCGATTCCTCGCGCTACTAAGATGGTTTCTTCTGAGATTGCTCCTCGATACAAGTGGGAGGCTAAGGTTGGTGATAAGATTGTCGGGCAGTGGATGAAGAAGCCTCACAAGATTGAAAAACTTATTATGACTAATAATGCTCGCGTTCGTGGTGTTCCCGGTGTTATCACTCTTTACAAGCTTGAAAACAATAAGCGAATCGTTTGGGTGCAGACTAACGGAGGATGACAATGCTTAGAAAAAAGAAGGAAAAGCCATTTGCTGAAGCTTTGGATGAAAGTCGGCGCAAGTCAAAAGATGAAGAGGAATGGCTACAGATAGTTTGGTTCATGCGTCAAGAGGCAGAGATAGAGAAGAACAAACTTCGCTTTGCGGATTGGTGGAAAACATATAAGAAAAGGAGTTGGACAAGATGATTTTAGGTAAAATTTGGGGTACCACTGAACCGCTGTTAGTGACTCCAGCGGTTGAAATTCATAGGATTATGGTACATAAAGGATATAAGTGTTCTACGGAACCGATGTTGATAACACCAGCGGTTGAAATTCATCGGATTATGGTACATAAAGGATATAAGTGTTCTGAACATATTCATCAATACAAGTGGAATGCGTTCTATTGTATTGATGGTCGAATCACTATTTGCGTTCGAAAGAATGATTATGATCTGGTAGACCGTACAACGTTGGAAGCGGGTGACTTTACTACGGTTGCTCCTAATGAATATCATTGGTTCGAGACGGGTGGTCATTGGGCACACGCATTGGAGATTTATTATCCACAGCATATTACGGAAGACATTGTTCGAAAGAGTGTAGGAGCTTCCATTGAATTTGAATAAACAGAAATTCAATTTAGATATCGAAGAAATCGTATTAGAAAAAAATCTGAATTATATTGAAGCTATTGTATATTATTGTGAGACTAATGATATTGAGGTAGAAGTTGCTGCTAAGATGATTAATAAAAATATCAAAGAGAAACTTCAAGCAAACGCCAATACTTTAAATTTGTTAGTCGATAAAACACGTTCTCTACCATTATGACATTGAAAGTGATAGAAAAAGGTTTCAAAGCTTATCAACGATACTTAGCAATCAAAGCACATTTCACCACAGACTCTTATGATATTCTAAAACATAAAGGAAAGGTGAGGGCTAGTGTATCATCTTTCAAGACAAGAAACGATAGATACTATTTTGCTAGAGTAGAGAAAAAATATTCTAAGAAATTAACTGAATTTTTTCTTGCAAATTTTATAGAACGTGGTGACCTTTGGATAGGTGATTTGGTTGATGAAGAAGCAGATATTGCATACAAAAATTGGCAGAAAAAATTCGAATCCCTTCAATATCTTTTCTGGCGTGATATGTCCGCTTTGAGAAACTATATGGACATATATGATTGTGCGTTTGATGACTTATTCAGTATGAAAGATAATGATCATCCGCCTATTTTTCAAATGTTAGCTATGAATGAAATTTCTATAGAAAGTTTTATCATTCTAGATATGTTTTTGAATTTTATTCGGATATTCGATAAAAAAATGATTGACGACCCTATTTGGTCCATGTATAATGGTAAAATTAAAAAATACAGATGTTTCATCAATATAAATAAAGACGATTATCGAAAGGTAATCAAAGAAGCATTTGTAGATTAAGCGTGTATTTTTTAAGACGAAAAAGGAGAAATAAAAATGGTAGATTTTAAGACGCTAAAGAATTCCCGTAAAAAGTCACTTACACAGTTGGCGGAAGAAGCTAAAAAGACTAATAGCAACTTCGATAACGGGGAAGATGATGGAAAGTATTGGAAGGTCACTCGCGATAAGTCAGGCAATGGCTATGCGGTTATTCGGTTTCTTCCAGTAGGACCTTCAGATGATAATCTTTCTGCTCCCTGGGTGAAACTATACGACCACGGTTTCAAGAATCCAGCAAACGGAAAGTGGTATATTGAAAAGTCTCTCACTACACTAGAAAAGCCTGATCCTCTTTCTGAAGCAAATAGTAAGCTTTGGAATACAGGTTTGGAAAAGAATAAAAAGATTGCGCGTGATCGGAAGCGCCGTCTAAAGTATTATTCTAACATTTATGTGGTGAAGGATAGCGCGAACCCTGAGAATGAAGGTAAGGTGTTCCTTTTCAGCTATGGTCCGAAGATTTTTGCTAAATTGCAGGAAGCTATGGAGCCATCATTTGAAGATGAAGAGCCTATCAATCCTTTCGATCTTTGGGAAGGTGCGAACTTCAAGATTAAGGTGAAGACGGTTAGATCAGAAATCAACGGAAATAAGGTTGATCTACCGAATTATGACGATTCATCTTTTGACAATGTTTCACCAATCGCTGAAGACGATAAGGCCATTGAGGCTATTTGGAAGCAAGCACACTCTCTTAGTGAGTTGATTGATCCATCAAGTTTCAAAACCTATCAGGAACTGAAGACAAGACTCCTACAGGTCTGGCCAGATGGTATGGATGATTCTCGCGAGGAAGCGCCTGTAGCTCCTCCAAAGAAAGAGAAGGTTGCTCCAGCAGAACTTGAAGAAAGCGATGAAGTTCCATGGTCGGCTGACGATGATGACGATATGTCATTCTTCAATAAGATTGCTGAAGACGACTAAAACGAGAAAGAGCCCTTCGGGGCTCTTTTTTTTACATGTATGGATTTGAATTGAACGCTCTCACGGAATCATCTGTGGTTCGAACATT